GAACTAAAAGTTAAACCTAACTTCTGTTGCGTTGCTTGACTCCATTGTTTAACTTTATCCACTACGGATTCATTTTTAGCTGCTGACCCTGTATTAACTGTATTAGCATGTAGTTTATTTAAATTAGTATAGTTCTGGTTGCAATTTGCGTTTTCCGGGGTTGCAATTTGCGTTTTCCTAACTGATGAATTGAACTCATATTGAGGTAAAAAGTAGATAGTTGCAGCGTTACGTTGTCGCTTGGCAATGATCCAGCCTTTATCTTCTAAACTTTTAACAGTACGAGTAATGGTATCTTTAGAAACATTGATTTGGTCGGCTAAGGACTCACGTAGGTATTTCACGAAAACCATGCCATTTTTAATCCAATTATTTTTAAGGCTTAATTCCCCATAATTATAGAGATGAGACATTATAGATACCTCAGTTGGATTTAAACCTTGTTCTTCAAATTCTATGTAGAGTTTAATAAATTGACTGTTCATAGTACATTCTCCTTTTGAATATACATAACAATCATGTTATAATATGTATTGATTTGAAAACACACAATTTGATTGTTATGTAATTATTTTAAGCAGTTATCCATGCCCGTGGATGACTGCTTTTTTATTTACATTAATTAAACCTTATAAAGCTGGCTTTGTCAAACCACTAATTTATTATGTAGCCATGTATCTATGTATCTATGTATCTATGTACCCTTGTATCTATGTATCAGAAGCTACATGTATCTTTGGCTAAACAGCTTATATAGCCTTTATATCAATATTTTAAAAATTGAATGTATCTATGTACCCTTGTATCCATGTATCAAAAGATAAATGTACCCTTGTACCTTTGTATCTTTAGAGCTATGTAGCCATGTATCTTTGTGATATAATATTGTTAAAGGGGCTGATTTAATGTACAAAAAAGAAGATTTGATAAAAAAATTAAAAAGTAGAAAAAAAGCAATAACTATAACTATAGGAAACCAAAAAGGTGGAGTTGGAAAAACTACTAATGCTACATTAATAGGGTATATGTTATCGAAATTTGGAATCAAAACTCTTGTAGCAGACCTAGATCCGCAATCAAATGCTACAAAGTCTTTGATGCTTACTAAATCAAATAATACTCCAGATGAAGTATCTACTATATCTAAAACATTAATGGCTGGAGTTCAAGAAGGTAACTTAACAGATTTGCCTGTTAATATAGTTCCTAACTTAGATTTGCTGCCTAGTTTTATAGACTTTGAAGATTTTCCAAAGTTTATATATAGAAATACGTCTAGTGATGAAGAAGTGGACCATTTTCTAGAACCAATGTTTGAACCTTTAAAAGAAAAGTACGACATAATTTTGTTAGATGTGCCACCTATGAGTTTAGAGGTTACAAATAATTCAGTCATAATGAGTGACTATGTTTTAATTTCTCTACAAACTCAAGAACGTGCTTTAACTGGTGCAGAAAACTACTTGAACACTTTATTGAAGTTAAGAAACCAATATGAATTAGATGTAGATATACTCGGAGTTCTAGAAGTTCTTCATAAAAATAAAGGCACTGTCGATCAATATATAATGAAAACTGCCAAAAAAGAATTTGGTGCAGAAAATATATTTGAAAATGTAGTGCCACAAATGGAACGTATCAAACGTTTTGATGTGAACGGAATAAAAGAAGTAGATTTCTTTGATAAAAAGGTAATAGGTGTGTATGAAAGAGTTACAAATGAATTCCTAAAAAGATTAAATTACTATGAATATGAATAGGGGAGTACACAATGGCTAAAAGTACAATGTTTAGAAAAGCTGGCAATTTTACGCCTAAAAGTTCATTTGATGAAAAAAAGATAAAAAATACAGCTAAAAAAACACCAAAAAAAGTTGAACAACACAGAAAAAATATTAAGGTTTCTGAAATACAAAAGAAATCTATCGATGCAATTAAAATGATCAATGGATTAACTTACGATTATGAAGTTATTCAGTTGTTAGCTGACAAATATATTGCTGAGGCTTCAGATTCTGAAAAACGTAAATACAATGTTTTTATGGAGTGATAATATAGATGAAATATAAAGTTGATGGCGAAATAGAAATTACGTCTGATGTGGGTAAATCAAACGATAATAAAAACTTAGATAAAAGTAATTTTTCAAGAAAAACAACGTTGTCCATAGATAGTAGAACAAAAAATAAACTTCAAACAATGGTTTTAATGGGTGATGCTCCAACACAAAAGGATGGCTTTGAAGTTGCTATGAGACTTTATTATGATAATCTGCCAGATGATAGAAAACCAATGTTTAACATGCTATACAACTCGTTAGAAAAGCGTGACGAATTAGCTGATTCAAAAAGAAAGTAGTGGATGATATTAAATATAAAATCAATGGTGAGGTTGAGTTAATAGAATCTCGAAACACTAAGAAAAAAACTAACAATTTAGGAAGACCACGCAAAAATAAACAATATAGTAGTTTGAGAATACAAAAACAAAGTGTTGGAAAAATTAATGCTTTTCAAAATGCACTTGGATATTCTAGTCAAGATGATTTTGTAGCTGATATATTAGATAAGGCTGAAAAAGACTTAACAGCCGAACAGAGAACTTTATTTAATATGTATTTAAGAGCATATGAGATAAGAAGCAAAGGCAAATAAAGTAAAAAAATACTAGAATAGGTAATGTTTTATGTATGAGTGAATAAATGTATAACGTAAATTAAATAAATGACAAATAAAATAATGTGTTATATACTATGTTTGTAAATAAAAAGCCCTGCTGTAACAGGACTTTCAAGTAAAGCCGTTTAAAAGACGGTGACTAAGTTACGAAAAACTATTGAAAGCTATCCCATAACCGGTCAAAGTTATATAATGGGACGGCTTTTTTATTTATGATTACTGATGTATGTTAGCAATGCTAAAATAAACATACCAAACATAAACATCAAACTAAGTGCTTGAAAAACACTCATTGGCTGTGAAACCTTTCTGTAGATTATTCCATATTTCCATAGAAATCACCTCTTCGGGAAAAAGACAGCCACCGTCCATTAACTTCTCTACTAGACGTTATTATACATTAAATTAGATAACTTTAAAATTAGATATGAATCGTTAAATAATACCAAACTATAACTTCATCAAAAGCCTATGCAAATAGGCTTTTTTATTATTGCTTGAAAATGATATTATATATAATGCTTATGTTTTTATAATTTATATAGAAAGAGTTGTTTGGTATGAGTTTCGTGACTAGTTTAATTACTGGAAGTGTTGTAGCAGCTATAATAACTGCCGTTTTTAATAGAATAAATAGTGAAAAATCATCTATACATAGTGAATCGGAATGGAGGGCAGACTTATACAAACTATCTCAAAAGACTGAAATAAGTCGTCAAGATTTAGAACTATTTAGGACTTGCTTAAGTGCAACTAGAGGAATGGATAATAAACTATTTGATGAAAGAACAGCAAATAGATATCTAGAAATAGATGATGTCTGCTTATTTTATTATCATTATTTGTTATCAAATAGACTTATTAATATAAGGAGAAACATGTATGTTAGAGGTGCAAATGAAAGATTTGTTTTTAGACAGCTATGTAGGATTTTATTAAAATCTGATTGGAATACTCGAGATGTTAAAAATAGTATTATGAATAAATTATCCTGTTTTGTAAAAACTAGTGAAGAAGATAAAAAAGCTGTAAGTCTTGTTTATAAAGTTTGCGACTTTACTACCTTAAATGCTAATGACATAGATTATCTTCAAAAGCAATATTTTCATTTTGTAAAAAATGGTAGTAGTATAATATCTTTTGATATTTCGAAAGCTTTTTTCATAATTTCTTTGTTAATGCTTATTTATCAAACTTTACAATGGAAATATTTAACACATATTATATATTTTTTAACTTCTAAAGGCCATTTTTTTAGTGATTTTCACTATGTCATTAGTAGTCTTTTGGCTTCACCACTTTGTTTTGCTTTTTTGATATATATACCTATTGAGATTACATTAATTATAAAAGCATGTAGTGCAAATGTAAGAACGATATCACAATATATTAAATTCAGAAGACTATCTTTATTGATAGAAAAATTTTTAAAGCTTTTTAAAAGAAAACAACATTTGATTAAATTTTTCTCATACTCTGTAAGGTACGGTGTGGTGTCCATTTTTTTGATATGTCTTTTTACCGATAATAAGTCTAATGCCGTTATATTTTTTCCGCTATTAGATATTTATTTTAATTTTATTAATTCATTTCTAAGTAAATCCTTTGGTTTTCCATCAAACAAAATATCTCATGATTTTTATAAATGTTAAAAAGCCTATATCTTAATGATATGGGCTTTTTTATCTCTTATAACAAAGTGTTAATATATATTCACATCAACATTCACATATACTACAGCTCTCCATGATCAATCATCCATTTAATATCCTCATCAGCATATGCAATCAAATATTCTATTTTTTCTATTAATTCTTCATCCATAAAAAATAACCACCTTTCAGTATTTAATTACGAAAAAGTGGTTATTTTTTATTTATTCAAAATCATATTTTATTTTTCTAGTAAAAAATGAAGAATGTGCTAATCTGTTGCCGGATGAATCATTTATTATTATTCTACTTGCTCCAGATTTTTCGTTAGGTTCATATCCATCTTCTAATTTTTTAACTTTATCAAAAACAACTTTTACATATCGTTTCAGTTCAGAACCGCTTAATGAAGAAATTTGATCGTTTACAAAGATGGTCGTATTATAGTTTTTATCCTTATCCATATATGCTTTTGTTATCACATGATTAGTGTTTTTTGGAACATCTTCCAGCATATACTTATATCCTAAATAGTTAGCGTTTTCTAAATCTTTTTGGTCCTTTTCACTTTCTTTTTCTTTCTTTGATTCAGAAGAGCTACTAGAATTAGCATCTTCTGAAATAGATTTAGTTATTGCTGCTTCTCTATCTAATCCTTGTTGTGAATAACTTTTAAAGCAGAATCCCATTACTGTAAATAAAGCTCCTATCACAATACTCATGATAGAATACTTTAAAAACACGTTTGTTGCTTTTCCTTTGCTTACCATGTAAATATAGATTATGGAAACCATTACGGCTAGTATTCCTATTCCTGCAATTAAATCGTGCATTGCGGGAGTTATTGCTAGTCCTATAGCACTAATTAAACTTCCGATGAATAGTTTGAAAAATAAACTCTTTTTTTCTCTGTTGCTTTTATACCAAATAATTCCAAAAGTTACAGTGGATATTAATAGTAATGATAGTATTATGTAAAATAATATTAAGTTTACCATTGATATTCATTCCTCCAAATATTTAAATATGAACCTTGTAATCTTAACATTTTTTTAATAATTACAAAAATTAAATATTTCTAATGATATGAATTAGTATGTTGCAAAAAAAGAGAACTCAATAGTTCTCTTTTTATTTATGTTGACTTAGTTTAAATCTAGCAAATTCTAATACAGATTGTCGTTCTTCAACAGTTAAGCGATCTATTATGTTCAAAAGCGATTTCTTTGTATCATCTTTATTTTTATTATCCGCTATCATTTTGGCTATTTGTTCACTACTACCACTAAGCCTGTCATAAAAGTGTTGAGGCGTTATCCCAAAAGCATTTGCATATGTTCTCAAATCACTTTCTCCGAGCTCTCTTTTCTGCCCCTCGTGCTGAGAAATCGTGTTTTGTTTATAACCAGTAATCTCACTTAACTGATTTTGCGTCATATGTTTTTCTTTTCTTATATTTTTGATAATAGGGCCTAACATATTTTTGGGAACAATAGTAATCACCTCCCAACAAAATTAATATTAACATAAATATCTCATAAGTAAATAAATATCTCATAAAAGAATAAAATCATTGACAATAATATCACAGTTTGTGATAATTACGTTGAGATATACATATTGTTATATGTATAAAGTTTATATATTGCGAAAGGATTTGAGATATTTTGAATTTAAAAGTAAAAAAACAAGATTTAAGAAATGAATGGCTAAAGCCTAAATATAACCTGAGAAAAGTTAGGTTAAGTAATGAATTATCAACAGAATACCTAGGTAATTGTATAGGTTCTAGTAGAAGACAGTATGAACTTAAAGAAAGAGGAATATATCCTTTTCATGATTATGAAATAGCTATAATTTCATATGTTTTGAAAGATACCCCTCAACGTTTATTTTTTGATTAGTTATGTAATATCTCATAGAGAGATATTACATAAAGAGGTGAATAATAATGTCAAAGTATAGTTTTAATGAAAATAAATTAATTGGATTAAATAATGAACACTTTAGTAAAAAAGAAGATTTTGTGATGAACTTATCTAAAAATCTTTGTAAAGCTTATGGAGTTGACTTTAATGCTTTTCCAATACAAAAAAATTGGATAAGTGATAATGAAATATGTCATAAAGAATTGCTGCATAGAATATTGACTGAAGTTATAAAAACAGCATATAAAACACATGATGATTTTAAACTTAATAAAGCAAGAGGGTGAAACGGTATGGCCACAAATAATCAAATTACAACTCCAAATAAATTTATCCAAATGCCGATAGAAAATTTAACAGGTAAAGGTCTTAACTCTACAGATAAAATTATCTACTCACAAATTTATACCATGTTAAATATTGTCGATGTTTGTTTTATGAGTAACGCAAAATTAGCCGAAGGAGTAGAAGTAACTACTAGGTCTGTTTCTAGATCCATTAGTAAGCTAAGAGATGTTGGTCTTATAAATGTTGAAATAATTTATAAAAAAGATTCAAAAGAAATAGAAAAAAGATATATTACCCTATCGACAAAAATGTCTAGGGGGTGTGGACGAACATATCCATACCCCACGACAAAATTGTCTACACCTTACGACAAAAATGTCCAAGATAAAAGATTATCTAATAGATTATTTAATAAAGAAGAAGAGGAAGAAAGCGCACTGAAATTTTACAAATCAGTATGGCCAGAACTGAACAAAGTTTTAAAACGAAAACTGATAAATTTAATAAAAGAATATGGCCAAGATTTGTTTAATCATGCAGTGAATGTAGCTGCATCTAACGGAGTAACTGTACAAACCAGCTTTTCGTATTTATCAAAAATATTAAAAGATTGGCAAAAACATAACGTTACAGACGTTAAGAGTGCTGATGCTTATATGAACAGTAGGAACAAAAGCACCATTACTAATAGAAAAGTTAATAAAAAGAAATCTGTTAAAGAGAGCTTACCTAATTGGGCCAGGGATGATTACAAACCACCTAAAGAACATATTGATGCAAGTAAAAAAGCTGAATTACAACAGCAGCTTAAAGATATGTAATGACAATTTTTTGTTAGGAGGGATGATTTGTGAACTTACAAAATATAAAGCATTTAATAGCATCAGAATTTGGATATAAGCAATTCTATGATGAGTTTAATACTTATAGACTAATCAGACCTAAAAACTCTGTTAAAGAGCTAGATAAGTTCTTAAACCCTTATGTAGACAGAGTGGTTTTAAATCATCAAGAGGCTTTTAAGTTGTTTAAGATTTTATATAAATCAAGCCTAAAAGATAATCCAGATTTAAGAGAATTGATTTCTAGGTTATATATAGCTAGTGCTAATCAGAGATTGTTAAAAATTGATAATTTTAAGGAGGATTTAGTTAGTGCCTATTAAAAAAGATTTTGTAGTTTACTTTTATGATGAACAGAGAACTAAAAACTATGTGCATTGTAAAAAGCATAGAATGTTTACCAATGCCAACCCTAAAAACGCCTTTGAAATGAACCATAGCCAAGCAATAAAACTACTGACTAAACATGGCCAGCAATTTGGCGGTGGCTTTGCTACTCATACAGATGCTTATGTTGAGTATGTGGTAGAGAATCAAATACCAGCGGAGGACGTTTAATCAATCATGAGTAAAAACAATAAATTAATAATTATGAGTAACGAGAGCGTTAAGCAAGCCATTTTAAATGCTAATGATAGATTATCTAAATATAGTAATACAGCTGGAGAACAAGTTAAGTTTTTCAAAAGTACAGTATCAAATACAATTTATCTTGCTGATATTGAGTGGGCTAAAACAAAAGATTATAGACATGTTTTTATTGGGATTCAGTCTGATGGGATGACTTTTTTTAGTAAACATCCCGTTATTGACTACAGAATATTGAAAATCGTTTATGAATTGGCAGAAAGCATCAAAGATTATTGATTGAAAATCGATTGAAAAATAATATAAACGTTAATTTAAAGGCCATTATTTGATTGAAAATCGATTGAACTAAGTATAGGAGCTATAGCAATGAAATACTTTGGCGAAATAAAGGCGTTTAACCATCAAGAAAATACTATAGTTTTAAAACTAGATGATATTGATGTACACGAATCCAATTTATTTAAAAATAATATTGGCAATTATTTAGAGCTGGATTTTGACGATAAAAGAATTATTAGTTATAAGCAGCAGCGGAAAATATACGCACTATTGAACTCAATAACTAAAACCATGCAAATGGACTTAGAAACAATTAAGCAAGAACTAAAGCGTAATTTTTGTAAACAACACCACCAAGAAATGTTTTCGTTAAGTAACTGCACTGTAACCATTGCTAATAACTTTATAGATTACTTAGTTAATATTTGCTTAGAGTGGGATGTTGAGTTTGCTAGTAAGGCTTTAGATATTGCTAAAGATAGTTACGGTTGGGAGATAAACTGCTTAAACAATAAAAAATGTTGTATATGTGGCCATAAAATGCAAGTAGCACACGTTCACGCTATTGGGATGGGCGCTAATCGACAGAAAATGGTACATATTGGCTATACAGTATTACCACTTTGCTATGAGCATCATAATATGCAGCACACTATAGGTATTAAGACCTTTTTAGATAAATACGTCTTAACAGGCGTAAGAGTTGATAAAGAACTATCTAAAAGATTGCATTTAGGTAGATTAAATCAAAAATACGATGTGCATATGGGAGAACCAATAAAATACACAAATGGGGGATGAGTTGTGAAGAACAATCCAATACTACAAGCTGTTTATCAGTTGGAGTATCAAGAGGGCAGCCTTAAAAATGTGAGTAGTGATGATCCTAGAGTTAAAAGAATAGCCGAAATGGTTAAAAATGCAGAAGTTAATGAAAATACTGCAAAGGTTGCTGAATTGTTAGATTTAGGTTATCGAGTTAAAGACATAGCTAAGTACATGAATTTAAACCCCACTAGCGTTAGCCGAATAATCCGAGTTAATAAGCTAGTGGTTAGATATATCGTGATTGAAGATACTTGTACTAGACATAAAAAAATATTCAAAGGATTTAAAGATTTATCTGAGGCCCTTGAAAACTTAGGGGTTGAATTTACTCATAGGCAACTAAGCAATGCGCTATCCAGTAGCAAACTAATACAAGGGCGCTATAAGATGTACAGAGTAAAGAAGATAAATAGAATCAAGGTAGGGGGCTAAAAATGAACAAAGATACTGTAAATTTCATGGAACACATACTTAGAGATTATCCAAATATACCAAGATATATAGCTAGGAAACGTCAAGAGATTGCACACCCTTACATAGCTGGTAGGGATGATAATGTGGGAGGTGGAACTGCTAGTGGTAGTAAAGAGGCTAAAGCGGAACTATTATTACTCAAAATTGAAGATAGCAAGTTCATCTCACAATTCTTATTTCAAAAAGCAGCAATAGAAGATGCACTAGCTAGATGTGAGCCAGCGTTTGCCGAAGTAGTAAAAGAGTATTACTTTGACCACTACAACCATAAATCGTTTAGGCGAATTGGTTTAAATCATGGCTATGCCAACAACAATTTATATAAGCAACGCAAAAAGCTATTAAAAGACATTATGAAGTATATGGGGATGCACCATATAATCGAGCGGGATGAATACGAGAAAGAAATGCGACTTAAAAAGCATCAACATAATTGAGTAAAAATTGGGTAAAAATTGGGGGTAGTTATGTGTTATATTATGTATGGTGTTAGTTAGCGATTAGTTATTTGCTAATTGAAAACTTTTGCTAATGTGAATTAACAAATCCTACTGTAACTTTGCTTATTGTAAATATTTTGAATCGACATTCTTAAAAAGGACTGGTGTTTACCAGCCCTTTTTTTGTTACATAAAAATGTATCAGCTTACTTTAACTTATAAAAATAAAATAATAAAAAAATACAATGATACCAGGAGGTGTTTTTAATTAATCTATATAAACGAAAATCTAACGTTGTTAATGCTTTTAAGTGGGACGGTTTCCGCAATACTTTGATTAAAAACGTTGGTTCTATGGAATTAAAAGCCTTTAGCACTAATGAAAATAGAAACTTAACCGTACATAGTCCGTTTGGCAGTCATACGTGTGCCATAGGCGACTATGTCATTAAACATGGAATGCTAGATTATACATGTTGTAAATCTGATGAATTTAAAAACAATTACGTTTTAATCGACAGAGATTTTAACTAAATCTATTGAAAACTTAACAAAACTTAACATATAGCGGAATGAGGGATAAAAATGAGTGAAGATAATGTCTATATTAGGTATGGTCAAGGCGTTTTAACGGTTGATTGCGTTTTTAAAGATGAGATTATTTTTGATAATTCTTTATTTCAAAGTATTATGCAATCAGTGTTCAAGGCGCTTAACATCCCTAAACTTGCTAATGCTTTGAAAAAGCAGCTATTAAATACAGCTAGTGTTAATAGTTATACTAAAACCAGTGCTGAAATTGATGTAGCTGATCCAGACAATAAAATATTAGCAACTATTTTAAAATTTAGGGGTTGATGAGATGAAACAACTTTTTGATGAGTTGTGGAATATGCCATTGAATGATTTGAGTATGATTATGATTTTGTCATCTGCCGTTATCATTTTGATTTTTGTAGCTATTTACTATTTTTGTTTAAGGAAGTAATCACACATAGGATTATTACATTATCCTATGTGTAGAATGTTGATTTAATAGCGAATGTATTATATACTATTTTCAAGACATACTATAATTAAGTAAAACACAAAAATACTATGTGTTAGGAGATAGCTATATGAGAAACGTTGTTTATCCAATAAAAGATTCAATCGTACTAAAGCAAGTACAAGACACATTACTACATAATTTTAAGTTTGGTCGTAGGAATTTCACTATTTTTCAAGTAGGAAAAGCCACGCTTTTACGTGTTAGTGATGTTTTAAAACTTAAATACAGTGATGTTTTTGATGATAAAGGCAATATTAAGCATGATGCCTATACTCGTGATAAAAAGACTGGTAAGACTAACATTTTATATTTAAAGCCAGTTAGAAATGAACTGTTAGAGTATAGAGATTGGCTATTAAAGAATGATATACATTCAAAATGGCTATTTCCAAGTTCCAGAAATGACAAACACATTACTGAACTCAATTTAAGTGATGAAGTGAAAGAGCATATTAAGTCTGTAACTTTGGTTAATCCATCGTTTGATGAAAGCCCTAAAGATAACGTTATAATTAGTTTTCTTGATAGTACGCCTTTAAACATTAAGGATATTCTAAAAATCACTAAGGCTAGCGTACTTGATGATAATAGCCATATAAAAGACTATCTACATGTTAAAAGCTCGAATACTAACAAATATGAAGATATTAGTATCATAGAGCTAAAAGACAAAATCAAAGCGTATGTTGATTGGATGGATGGTAGGGGTGTTAAAAGCAAATGGCTATTCCCAGATGAGCAAGATAAGCATATTGATGAAGATAATTTTTATCTAGTTATGCAGCGTGTTGGGGATTTAATAGGTATAAACTACTTAGGTACGCACACTATGCGTAAAACAGGCGCTTATCGTGTATATGTACAATCACATTATAATATTAGTTTAGTTATGAGCTTGCTAAATCATTCATCCCAGGCAATGACCTTGAAATATTTGGGATTAGATAGAGAAAGCACTGAAAAAATGCTTGATGATATTAATTTTGGTTAGGAGCAATTTGTTATGAATAATTTCTTAGGTGCTGTAATTAGTGGTACTGTCATTGCATCATTTATCACTAATATCATTAACGTTTATTTAAACAGAGCGAAAATTAATTCGGATGTTAAGTCTAAGTCCAGAATTGATTGGCTGAATAATTTAAGAGAAGATACTGCTAGATATATAGAGTCCCTTTTAAAGTTCGAAAGCAGCAAAGGTACTTATCCTTATAAATCTGAAGAGTATTACGATTATATTTATAATCTTACTAAATTAATGATGTATTTTAATAACATTGAAAAGACTGGTAAAAAGCATAAAGGTAAAGCCGACACTGAATATTTGCAAGAGTTAAAAGAATATCGTTTTTTAGCGTCTAAGGTTACTAATAATATTATGTCTAGGGATATTGTTGAAAAGTCAGATATTAGTTTACAAGAATTAGGATTTGATAATATAAACGATTTTTTTAATGGGTATATTGAAAAAATGTGCAAACTACTAAGATATCCATATGATAATGAACATAAAAATATTTATATACTAGAAATGCTAGCTACTGATCATGACATGATTTCAAGCGATTACTTTGATTATGATATATTGAGCATTGTTAGCAGAACGAGAGAAGTTTTATCAATATATTCTAAAATAGAGTGGGATAAAGCTAAAAAAGGTAAATAAAAAAGAGCGCTTATATTGCGTTCTTTTTTTGTACAAAATACATATAAAAGGAGGTGTTAGTCATTGTTTCTAAAGCTACACAATTAAGATATGAGAAGTTTGTTGATGCTTATATCAAAACTCATAACGGAACTAAAGCAGCCGTTTTAGCTGGTTATTCTACAAAAACAGCAAGGGTACAAGCCTCTCAACTATTGCAGAGAAAAGATATACAGACGGCTATACAAGAGCATTCTAAAAGGATTAGGGATGCAGATATAGCAAGCGAAACCGAAGTAATGCAGTATTACACTAGAGTTATGAACAATGAGGAATATGACGAAGTAGCAACCGCTGGCGGTACATTTTTAACCATGCCATCCCTAAAAGATAGAAATAAGGCAGCGGAGATGTTAGGTAAGTTTCATGGCGCATTTACTGATAAGCAGGAAATCAATGCTAACATCTCACAAGGCGTTGAGATTATTGATAACATCCCACCAGTAAAGGAGGATGACCATGCCAACCCTTGATACTATGATAGCCCCCTCATTTTATGGACTACATAACATGATAAAGGCTAAAAAATACTCTAATTTTTGGTTAAAAGGAGGACGTGGTAGTACCAAGTCCTCTTTTGTTTCGATTGAAATTATTTTAGGAATTATGAAAGATGAGCAAGCTAACGCCCTGGTGCTTAGAAAAGTAGCTAGTACCTTGCGTGATTCTGTTTTCGACCAATATATTTGGGCGATTGACAAGCTAGGTGTTAGTAATTGGTGGCACGCCTCTTATAGCCCACTAGAGCTAACTTATATTAAGACCGGCCAGAAAATTAGATTTAAAGGTGCAGATAATCCTAGAAAGATTAAATCACAAAAATTTAGAACCGGTTATATTAAGTTCAAGCACTTTGAAGAATGCGATGAGTTTAAAGGCGAAGATGAGATAAGGTCGATTAATCAATCACTTAACCGTGGTGGCTCTGATATATGTACTTTTTACTCATACAACCCCCCAGCATCCCCTACTAATTGGGTTAATAAAGCTAGTGAAAGAGCTAAATTAAGGGATGATACAGTGGTTAGCCTATCAACTTATTTAACAGTTCCTAAAGCATGGCTAGGGCGTGAGTTCCTAATGGATGCTGAACAGCTTAAAAAGGACAATTTAACGTCATATAAGCATGAATATCTAGGGGAAGTAACTGGAACAGGTGCAGAAGTATTTAATAACGTTACGCTTAGAAAGATTAGCGATGAAGAGTTAAAACGCTTTGATAATATCAAACGTGGTCTTGATTTTGGTTTTGCTCGTGATCCACTCGCTTATGTAACTATGCACTATGATAAAACTAGACGTGTTTTATATTATTTTGATGAACTGGTTAAAGTCGGTTTATCTAATGCTGAGGCAGTTAGCAAAATACAAGCTAAAAACAAGGATAACGACTATATAACTTGTGATAGTGCCGAGCCTAGAACTATAGCAGAATTTAGGAGCTTAGGCTTAAAGTTGCTTAAAGCTAAAAAAGGTAAAGATAGCCGTAATCAAGGTTATAAGTGGTTGCAAGGTTTAAGGGCAATTATTATTGATCCAGTAAGGTGTCCGACTACTGCTCGTGAATATACTGGTTATCATTATGAGAAAGATAATCAAGGCAATTTTAAAGCAATTTATCCAGATGGCGATGACCATACACTAGATGCCTCACGCTATGGACTAGAGAAAAATATGAAGAAAGGTGGCTATGTACCGTGGACGTAGAAACGATGAAACAGATACTAGATGATACTGATACAGCTAGACAGCGTGTGGTTGACCAAAATATTACATCCCTAAGGTATTATCTTAATGAGAATGATATTACACTTAGAAATAACGGAATCTCTAAAATTAACAAAAAAGGTAAAAACGAGGCTCTAAGGTCTGCTGATAATCGTATTTCTAATAACTTTCATGAACTAATTGTCGACCAAGAGGCCAGTTATTTAACGTCTAACCGCCCCCAGATTGATGTTGACGATAACGACAATATTAATAAACAAGTTGATGAAGTGCTAGGGGATGATTTAACCTTAACTTTAAATAAATTAGTTGTTGATGCTAGTAATGCCGGTGCTGGTTGGGTTCATTATTGGGTTGGTAAAAATAAAAAGTTCAACTATGCTATAGTCCCACCAGAGCAGGTAACACCAATCTATGATGAAAGCCTTGTAAATGGAATGATTGCTGTTAGGCGTACTTATAGTCAACGTGATGATGACGGTACTTTGTATGATATACACGAGTATTGGGATGATAAAACTTGTACATTTTTCAAATGCAAAAGCAGTAATGCTACTTATCAGAGTTTAGCGATTTATAATAAAATAAAATACATTGACAATACTACTGAAGAAACCACTGATAATAGCAACGTATATGAGCATAACTTAGGGCGCATCCCTTTTATAAAGTTTGCTAAGAACTTGCATGAACAGCCCGAAATCAGTAAATATAAGGGGCTAATTGATGCTTACGACAGTATATATAATGGCTATTTAAACGACCTTGACGACATCCAAGAGGTCGTTTTTGTTTTGAAAAACTTTGGTGGCCAAGATTTAGCAAGTTTCAAAAAGGACTTAAAAGAAACAAAGGCCTTGAAATTTGAAGATGATGGCGGAGTTGATACTCTAAGCATTGAAATTCCTAGAGAGGCTAGGGATGATATGCTAGATATAACCAGGTCGTCAATTTTCCTAATGGCTAAATCGGTTGATCCATCTAAAGTCGTTTTAAGTAATGCCACTGCTACCGCTATTAAGCAATTACAGAGCCAACTAGAAGAGAAAGCCAATCTTACTCAACAATACTTTCAAAAGGGCTTAAATGAGCTTATAAGAGCTATACTGAAGTTTTTGAACATCCCTAACTATGACGATGCAAAAATATCTCAAACATGGACTAGGGCAACCGTGCAAAACACGCTAGAACAAGCACAAGCGCTTAATCAAGTAGCTCAATTCTCATCAGATGAAACCATAGCTAAAGCTAATCCGTTTGTATCTGATTGGAAAGAAGAATTAGCAGCACGTAAAAAGCAATTAGTTGATGATGGCTATAGCAATGACAATGCTCTTAAATTAGGCAATGACGATGAATAAACAAAATAATCAACAGTATTGGAAAAGGCGTTTTATACAAAGTAAAATTATTGGGCTACAATCGTGCCAAGATTATGAATTTGCTTTAAGTAGACGGCTTAACAAGTTGCTATATATCTATGACCGTGAGTTAAGTAAATGGTATAAAAGATATACTACTGATTTGGGGATTCCTAAAGAGCAAGTTGCTAAAATGCTAGATGGAATTGAGTTTAAGCATTGGGACTTAACGCTAGATGAGTTTAGAAAAAAGGCGATTAGCGGTGGCTATGAGAAATTATTGAATCAACAATATTTTAATAGTCGTGTGGCCAGTTTAAAGCAACTAGAAAGCCAATTAAGGCTGAAAGCTACCGAGTTTTCTAAATCTGAAAAGGATAAAATGGAAACCGAGTTAGTTAATCAGTATAACAATACTTATTTACGTGAAACTTACGACCTACAGCAATATCAAGGTTTAGGCTTTACGGCTAATTTCAACAAGTTAAGCAATAGCGAGCTAAAATACATCATAGCTAAACCGTGGGCCAGGGATGGCAAAGATTTTTCTAGTAGATTGTGGGGTACTTATGTAAATGAGTTACCATCTCAATTAATGGATAGTCTGCTAAGAAACACGTTGATAGGTAGTAACTATCATAAGGTGGAACAAGACTTTAGACAGCGCTTTACAGGTATGCAGAGCAAAAATATTCATAGGTTGGTTATATCTGAAATAGGACATATTCAAGAGTTAGCTAGTGCTGATGTGTACGCAGCACAAGACGTAGAGAAGTATGAATATGTGGCCACATTGGAAAGTAGAACATGCCAAGCATGTAGATACTTAGATGGTAAGGTATTTTCATTAGTTGCTAAGATTGATGGTACTAATTATCCAATTTTACATCCTTATTGCCGCTGCACTACTATTCCTAGCATTAAAGACATCCCTACAGCTCAAAAACGTTGGGCTAAGGATGACAACGAAAAGGGCCAAGTCATTAAAGATATGCCATATAGTGAATGGCTTGAACGTTATACTAAGAATGGTAATGGTGGGGATGCACAACAACCTACAAAACAGCCACAGAAAAAACCAAGCAAAGCGCCAAAGAATAAACCTAATACTGTTAATAACGGCTCTAAAGTTACCGAGCCTTATACTCAAGATAATTTAAACAGTATGATTAATCATTTAAGCAGTAAATACGGTATTAGTACCGAGCATCAAGATTTTGCTACTTATGAGGGCGTTAATGATGTAAATAAAGAATATTTATATCATTCTTTGAAATTCATGGATAAATTTAGTGATGAGCATAACTGGAATGAGAAGAGAACTATCAATTTTAGAAGTTTGACTACAACTCCTCGATTACCTGAGAAGAGAACGCTTGCTTATGTTTCCAGTGATTTAACTACTAACAAATTAGATATGGTGCTTAATGGTGCATTTTTGAATAAACCATTTAAAGAGATTATGAAAGAACAGAAAAGTATGCAAAATGAGGGATGGAACGCTAAAACTGATGATGGTATTACTCACACCTTTAATCACGAGTTTGGCCACGTTATAGCAAGCGATTTAATACAGCGACACTATAAAGCTAAACATGATGGCGCAATTCCTAAAGATATGACGGCTACTAAGAGGGCAAGAACCAGCTTTTATAAAGACTTTTATCAGAGTGTGCTTAAAGACCAGGGAAAAACAGACATCCCTAGAGCAAGTTGGAAGTTACAAGCTGAAATACAAAATATTGATGGCGTTATTAGTGAATATTCACGTACTAACGCTAGTGAATTATTTGCAGAGGGTTTTGTTAATGCTTATTGTGGTGGTTCGAGAACTAATGTAGGTAAATCATTTAGAAAAATAATTGATAAGTTACTAAAAGAGTAGCGAGTATTAATGAGTAAAAAAGAAATGAGTTGATTTAATATGAACAGACCTAAGGGGTTTGAATATTGGCACGTTGCAGATAATTCTAACGCTGGGGATGACGATGAAGTGATTGGATATTACATTGATTCAAACGCTCCAGATTGGGCTAAACAAGAGTTTGAAGAATATAAACAAGATTTGTTAGATGAAAGGATTACTTACTAAATTAAGTAGTCCTTTTTATTTACGACCTTAGCAAGTCGTTAAACTGCTATTTTTTTATACTTATCGGGTTCGCATCCCGTAAAACTAGCGAGAAAGGTTTTGAGATTATGAGAAGAGAAGATTTAAAGGATTTAGGGCTTGAAAGCTCAATTATTGATAGCGTTATGAAGTTACATGGCCAAAGCATTAATAAGTTTAAAGAAAGTTATGCCGACTATGACGAGCTTAAAGCACAAAACGAAGAATTAACCGCTCAAGTTGATAAGCATAACAAGGACTTAAAGAACTTACGAGGCCAGTTGAAAGATAACGATGACTTAAAGGGCAAAATTCAAGATTTAGAACAGCAAAATAAGACTATTCAAGCTGATTCTAAAGCTAAAATTGCTCAAATTAAATTGGACCACGCTATTGATAATGGATTATCTAACGCTAAAGCTAGGGATGCTAAACCGGTTAAAGCATTGTTTGATATGGATAAAATCAAATTCAATGATAAAGGCGAACTAGACGGCTTAGATGACCAACTAAAAGCCGTTAAAGAATCTCATCCCTATTTATTTGATGAAGGTTCTACCGGCGATTATAAGCCAGGTGGCCACGATGATAATAACGATACTGGCTCTACCAAGAGCATGATTGATATTTTTAAAGGGAAAACTACTACAGAATAAAGAAAGAGGTAATATAAATGGCAGTAAATTATGCAGAAAAATACCAAAGTGCCTTAGTTCAATCTTTTGCTGATGAACAATTAAGGACAGCGGCACTATGGCAATCTCCAAGCAATAACTTAGTGAACTTTATGGAAGCTAAAATGATTAAAGTCCCTAACTTAAAAATTTTAGCAGGTCGTACTAATCGTAATCGTAAAACAATTACTGAACATAGTGGCGAGAACTATGAAAATGCTTGGATTCCATACAGCTTAGATTTTGACAGACAATGGTCTACTTTAGTTGATCCAATGGATGTTGATGAATCTGATATGGTTGTTTCCATTGCCAACATCACTAAAACTTTTAACATCTATGAAAAACTACCAGAGATGGATAGATATATGTTTTCCAAATTGTACAAAGAAAAGTTAAAAGCAGATGATGGCGGTATTCATAATGATAGTTTAGATGAGAAGAGCATTTTGGATGCTTTCGACACTATGATGATGAACATGGATGAAAAGCGTGTACCATCTGATAATCGTCTATTGTATGTAACACCACAAATTAACAAGATGTTAAAACAAGCCGAGGCTCGTAACCGTGCGCTATCTATCTCAGGTAATGGCAAAGTTGACCGTGCTATCTACTCATTAGATGATGTAACAATCAAAGTTGTGCCATCCGACCTAATGCAATCTGATTATGATTTCACTGTAGGTGCAAAGCTAAAAGATGATGCTAAACAAATTAACATGATGCTAATTCAAAATGGTGTACAAATTGCTCCGCAAAAATATAGTTTCGTGGGTATGGATAATCCAACTGCCTCTAACGATGGTAACTTTAATTATTATGAACGCTCATACTCTGATGTATTCTTGCTCAAAGGTCGTGAGACTGGTCTTGAAATGTATGTATCTGACAAGCCTAAGAATGTTACACCAGCTAGTGATGGTGGCAAAGCAACTAAATAATTGAGGTGTAAATCATGGATAAGCAATTTATTGTAGACAAAGTTAAATTACTCATCCCTAACAGCACTAAAAATGATTCCTATGATGATATTTTAGATTATGTAATAGATAAAGTTATACAGGATATAGCGAACTATACACACATTCCTACAGCAGAATTGCCAGAAGAACTAAATCATACAGCGGTAGGGATGTGTATTGCGTTGATTAAGTCTGATGAGCTTTTAATTCCAACGTCTGAGCAAAGTAATAACGGTGTGGCCAGTATTACCGAGGGGAACGAAAGTATTTCGTTTAAATCACTTGCTGATGAGTATCTAAAAATCCAGAGTGCCAATGCAGTTACTAAGGACTATAAAAAGACTTTAAATCAGTTTAGGGTGGTAGATTTTGGACTATAAACGCTTTACTAAAGCCACTAAAATGCTATGGCGTGATAAGGTAACAATCACTCAATATACAAGCGTAAAAGATGGCTTAGTTAATAAAAACAAACGTGTAGTAATTGCCGAAGATAAGCCATGCAAAATCATTAAGCCGAGTTTAAGTCCGGATAAGATGAACAATGGTGTAAATGAAGATAGTTATAACGCTGTATTACTCCTAGATAACGATATAGAAGTGCCTAGTGGTTCTACTATGATAGTTACTGATGTAAACGGTAATACTAGACGTTATAAGCAAGCTACTACTGGATATACTAACTATGTAAGCCATCAAGAGTTAGCTGTTATGTATGACGAAAAGGCGTGATTAGATGAATTTAGGGGATGTAGAAAGCGCAGTCTTTGAAGATTACGCTAAATATGTAAATGACCGAGTTAAAGCTAAGATTGCATCTAAAAACATTACTAGAGAAGTTAATACCATGAGCCAGGCAATGTTAGGGGATGTTATCAAGGTTACTAACGTTGATACAGGTACATTAAGGCGTGGTTGGCGTAGTAGCGGTGTTAAATACGCTGCCTCTACTTTTAGCTTTTCACTAGAAAATAACGTTGAGTACGGTTTTTATGTCGAGAATGGCCATCGAAATAAAGGCGGTGGCTGGGTTGAGGGTAGTTTCTTTTTAAAAAACACTGTCCTCAAGTATAAAAAAGACCTTAACAGCGTTTGGAAACAAAGATTTACTGAGGCTTTAAGGGAGGCTATAGAGTGATAGTTGATATTACAGGAGAAATTATCAATAAACTGTATAAAATAGCTCCTAACAGTAATTTTTATAGAGATAACGTTAAAGGTGGCTTTAAACAGCCAGCTTTTTTAGTTAATTTAGTAAGTATGTCTTTACAAAAGCAGTTTTTTAAAAATCAAGATAGAACTTACTACTATCAAGTTATTTACATGCCAGAAGATGAGGACAACCCCTCAACAGAGCTACTTGCTATGAATGACTTGATAATGGATAATTTTGACGTTTTAGACGGTTTTGCATTGATTAAAGACTTAAATATACAGACTAAAGATAATTTGCTGTATATCGACTTTGACGTGCCGGTAAGAGCTGACTATGTAGATAAAAATGCCAAGCAAGGCAGCTTAAAATATCAAGGGGGTTTAAAAGAAGATGGACAATGATTTAAAAACACCAATCATCCCTAGTAATAATACAAGTAGCGAAGATAAAGCGATGTATTCTAAAAAAGCACTTGTTGGGGATGCTAGTTATAGCAAGGCAGAAAAAGCTATCTTATCAATCGTTTTAAACGATGAAGATAAGTACACGCTAGATGCTGTAAGAAACAAAATCAATGAATTTAAGGAGGGAATCTAATGGCCGGAGGAAATTGGGTAACACAAAATAAAATCAGACCAGGGGCTTACATCAATACCATTGGTGTAGATAGTCCCTCTGCTGATAGTTACCGTGGAATCGTGTTATTAGTCGATGGTGTTAAACACGATTGGGGTAACAACGGAATCATTGAACTAGATCGTGGTAGCAATTTTAAAAAAGAACTAGGTAGCGATTTAGAAGATGATTCAAATAAAGCATTAAGAGAAACCGTTAAATCGGCTCAAAAAGTGCTTTATTTGAACTTTAACGATGGAGAAAAAGCTAGTTTAGTGGATAATAGCCTACCGTGGAAATTCACTGCTAAACATGCTGGAGCGAAAGGTAATAACCTTAAAGTAGACGTTATTAAGGGGATTAACGATAGTTCCGTAACAGTTAAATACATTTTCAACACATCTGTAGTTAATACTCAAAAAATCGAAATGGCAGAAGAAATTATGTCAGATGATTATTTTGATGTTGAAGTTGCTGATGATGCTGATAACAAGTTTAGTAAATTGGCTGGCGAAAACTCATATAGCTTAACTGGTGGCTCATCTAAAAACTTAGATGACAGCGTACCAGATATTATTACCGAGGCCCTAGAAACTAACATTTTTAATGTTGTAACTACTGCTGGCTATCCAGTTAATAGCAATATTCATGAGTTAGTAGCTCAATTAGTGCAAGATTTAAGAGAAAAAGAGGGCTATCATGTAACTGCTGTAATTCCTACATTGCCATCTAGTGATTATAACTATGAGGGAACTAGCGCTGTTATGAACGGTGTTGTTTTACAAGACGGAACTCAAATTGAGCGTACTTTCGCAGCAGGTTTCTTTGCCGGAGCTAGTGCATCAGTTCCATTTAACCAATCATTAACATACTATGAATATCCAGAGGCTATTGATACCATCCCTAGACTTTCTAACGATTTAATCGAGCAAGCTATCAAAGGTGGTAAAGTGGTCTTCACTAACCGCAGGGATGGCTCTGTAGTCATTGAAGATGACATCAACACCTTAGTTAGATTTACTAAAACCAAACCTAAATTCTTTGCTAAAAACCGCTTAATCAGAATTTTAGACTTAATTGCTAATGATACTAAAGATACTTTTGAAAAAGTATATATTGGCAAAATCAGTAATAACGCTACTGGTCGTGATTTATTTAAGTCAGATAGAATTACTTACCTAAATGGCTTACAAGATGCCGGCTGTATCGAAGATTTTAAAGCTAGTGATATTGAAGTGGTCAAGGGCGAAAATAAGGACGCTGTAGAAGTACAGTTGAACGTTAAACCAGTTGATAGCATGGAAAAACTATACATGACAATCATTGCGGAATAAGGAGGACTGCTTAAATGCCACTTAATGAGTTTATGAATGGTAGGGATGCAATCTCTACTAAAGATGCTAAAGTTTTCATGAAAATTGGCGACCAAATTATCGTCATGAGTGATACTAATAAAATTAAGCTAAAAATTGAAAAGAAAAAAACTGATGTAGCCACTTTTGGCGACCATTGGAAAAAGAAAAAAGTAACTGGAGTTGAGGGGACTGGTAGTTTATCCGGTTACCTAATCTCTTCACGCTGGTTAAAATACGGTTTGCCTTATGTACAAGGTGGCCAAGACCTATATTTCACTATTCAAGTGGAAGTAGAGGACAAGACATCTAAAAGTGGTCGACAAGTTGTTACGGTTGGAGAAGTCAATCTTGATGACATCCCTATTATTGATGCAGAGGCTGATGATGGCGTTATGGAGTGGGAAAGTGATTTAACTTTTGAAAATATCCACTTAGATACACCTTTTGATGAACAATAAAATAATTAATCACTAACGCTATGTAGATAGGGTTATTTTTTTACACAAAATTTAAGGAGGCCTTTAAAATGGCAGAAGAACAATTAAACACAAACGATGAACAACAAGAAGAATTAAGTACAGAACCAGTATCACTAGATTTATTCTTAAAAGATAACGTAGATACTCAATTAGATAAAAAAGCTATTAAAATCAAAGGAATCAAAGCGCCCTTTGTAATCCAAACTATTTCATCTAAACGCTTTAAAGAAATTCAAAACGATGCAACTACTACTAGCTTTAATCGTAAAACTGGGATGAAATCACAAAGCGTAAATCAATCGAAATTAACTGATTTAATGATGATTGAGGGAATTATCCAACCTGACCTAAATAACGCTCAATTACAAGAAAGTTGGGGACGTGTAGCTGATCCAATCGGTCTATTACAAGATATGGTAGTTCGTAGTGGAGATTATGCTAATTTAGGAACAGAAATTACCAATCTATCCGGTATCAGCACTAACGATGCCAGCGAAGTTGACCAAGTAAAAAAATAATAAATGATAAGGTGGCCGGTGCAGAGTTTAGATATTATATCTATACGCTTAATGAATATCATTGGAAACCTCACGAGTGGGCTAACTTATCCAGGCACGAGAAAAACCTAATCATAGCTGCTATTGATTTGAGAGTAGCAGAAGAACAGAAACAGAAAAAGAAAGCGGAAAGAGATGCTAAACGTCATTAGCACTCTAACCGCTTTTTTCATACATATAAAAATGCTTAGAAAGGGGGTGAAATTTATGGCAGAAAATTTGAACACGAAAATTAATATCGTGGATGGCTTTAGTAATCCCCTATCCGCTTTTGCTAGTAAACTATCTAACTCTTCTAGTAAGTTATCCGAGTTATCCAATAAGTTTACACAAGCCAAAAGCAAGGTAACAGGGATGATTACCGGAGCTAATAAAGGGGCAGAGGCCTGGACTAATTTTAGCAACAAATTAGGTAGTATGAACATTCCAACTGCTCAGATTGGTGCTGCTAAAAATGAGTTAAGTGGTTTTGCCAGGCAAACTAATACATCAATAGATGGAATTAGTAAGGCTTATGTAAATCTATCTAGGGCTGGAGTATCTAATACTAGCCAATTAACTCAATCTTTAGCATCCCTTGCTAATGCTACTAACAGCCCTAAGAGTTCTTTAATCCTTTTATCTGAAACAGCCGCTAAAATGGCCAAGCAGCCTAAAGTACAATGGCAAGATTTTAACGATTTGCTAAATACCATGCCTAACACTATGAGTAGAGTAGCAAGTTCTATGAACACTAGCATGAGTGATTTAATCAGCAATATTAAAAATGGCAAAGTGCAGACAGAACAGTTTATTAGCGCTTTAAATCAAGCCGGCAATCGTAATAATTTAACTCCTAAAACACCACAAGAGCCTAAGAGTGCAGGTATTGGCGGTGGTGGGATGTTTAAATCCATGCTAGGAGCTAATCTAGCATCTAGTGCGGTAGTTGGTGGCCTTAATTTAGCTAGGTCGGCAGTAACATCCCTAAATGAAGAGTTATCAAGTTCTACAAAAGCCTGGGACACTTTCAACGGGAACATGCAACAGTTGAACATGCCACAAGCTAAGATTAACTCTGTTAGAAACGAACTACAAAAGTTCGCACAAGATACAATTTATAGTTCTAGTGATATGGCCTCTACTTATTCGCAATTAGAGGCTACTGGAACTAAAAACACTACTCAATTAGTTAAAGGTTTTGGTGGTTTAGCAGCTGCATCTAGTGAGCCTACACAAGCGATGAAAACCTTGTCGCAACAAGCTACTCAAATGGCCGCTAAACCTAAAGTACAGTGGCAAGATTTTAAGTTAATGATGGAACAAACGCCAGCTGGTATATCAGCCGTTGCTAAGAGCATGAACATGAGCATGAGTGAATTAATGCAAGGTGTACAAGGCGGAACTGTAAAAACTCAAGACTTTTTCAACGCTATAGAAAAAACTGGTAACAACAGAGTGTTTTCTAAAATGGCCACTGAATATAAAACTGTTGATCAAGCTATGGATGGGATGAAAGAAACCATAGCTAATCGACTACAGCCAGCTTATGACACGTTAGGAAAAGTAGCCATTAAACATCTATCCGGTATCACTGACAAAATCGGCGATATTAATTTAGATAGTGCAGCTAAAAAACTAGCGCCAGCCATTGATAACGGCCTAAGTGTTGTAGAGAGTACGTTATCAAAAATAACTGGTGCAGTTGGTGCTTTTTGGGGTTCATTAGTCGATACTGGAGCAGCTAATAACGTAATGAATATGTTAGGTTCGATTAGTGGAGCTATTGGCCATGTTTTTGATAGTGGCGCTGGTGGTAAAAAAGACCCCTTTGCAGCTTTTAGAACGATTGGCGGAATTGCCGGTGGAGCTATTAATGGTTTGGCCGGTGCAATATCTGCTATTGCTAACGCTGTTAAAAACTTGAACCCTAACGTAATTAAAGTGTTTGCTGGAGCAATGTTAGTGTTAAAAATGAGTGCTAAGGGATGGGCTATTACCGGTATCGTGGTAGGTCTTAACCTATTATCTAAGTTAAATCCATCAGCTCTAAATGTTTTAGCTTATGGGCTTATGTTTTTAGCAGGAGCGATTGCTATATATAAAACACTTACTGGAGTAGTTAGCATATTTGGGATGCTGAAAAATGGTATTTCATCTTTAGGCAGTGGAGGCGCTTTAAAAAGTGCATCCACTGGAGCAACACAAGCAGCAGGTTCTTTCATTAAGTTGGGAGCAGCAGTTATTTTAATTGGTGCTGGGGTTGCTTTAGCTGGGGTTGGCTTATGGATAATGGCTAACGCTGCTATTTCTTTAGCTAACGCTGGTTGGCCAGCTGTTGCTGTAATGGTTGGAATGGTTGCCGTGATTGCTCTAATTGGTACAGCGGTTACGGTGGCCGGAACGGCTATGATTGGTGGAGCAGTAGGCTTTGCAATTTTTGGCGCTGCTTTAATTTTAGTTAGTATTGCTGTATTTATCGTTGCCGCAGGAATTACGTTATTAGCTACACAACTGCCAAATATTGCAAATTACGGGATGATGGCAGCCATTAATCTTATGGCGCTGGGTGTAGCCATGATGACATTTAGTGTTTTAGCTATAGCTGCATCAGTTGGGATAGTAGTGCTAAGTGCTGCTTTATTAATTGGAGCTGTAGCTATGACCGTTGCCGCAGTCGGTGCAGTTATTTTAGGTGCTGGTGCTATGGTATTAGGAGCAGGCTTAATGTTTGCCGGTGCTGGTGCTATGGTGTTAGCGGCTGGAATAGCGGCGGTTGCGGTAGCTTTTGGAATACTAGTAACCGTGGTTGCTGGTGCTATCAATGGTGTTGTTTCCGCAGTTAGAAACGGTATGAACATGGTTAAAAATGCGGTTAGCAGTGGTATTCAAGGCGCTGTTAGTATTGCTAGAGGCTTTGGTGGTGCTTTAGTTGGTGCTGGTCATGCTATTATTAACGGTTTCTTAAACGGTATTAAATCAGCTTTTGAGGGTGTTAAAAGTTTCGTTAGTGGAATTGCTGGATGGATTAAGGCACATAAAGGGCCACTATCTTATGATAGAAAGCTCTTAAATCCAGCCGGTAATTTAATCATGGATGGACTGAACAACGGTTTAAATGATGGTTTTAGTCAAGTTAAAGGAACAATTAACGGTATAACCAACCATATAGCAGGTACACAGATGCCAGATTTACAAGCTGGAGATATTGCTAAATATAATGCTGGGGATTCGCTAACCGGTTCTTTTGGTAATGCGTTATCAATGGTTGGAAATATTAAAAAAGCTATGAATGGATTATCTAGTAAAGATTTAAACGTCAACGCTAATACTAACTTTAATAGTTCCAACATGGCGCAAAGCATCCCTAATCAAAACATTAACAATAGCGGTGTAGTTGGTGCTAATAGCGTGCCTTATGATAGTTCTCTAAGCACTGCTCAAGCTAGTGGGGTTGTAAATAATAGCTATTCTAAAAGTGATAAGAGTAGCAATAATGAGCATCATATCCATATAGAAAATGGCGCTATTCAAATCAATTCCAGTGGTAACGCTAATTACGATGCCGAAACATTGGTTGAAATGGTTGAAAATTATTTAATTAAGAAAAACACAGGAATGCTATCTAACTAATAATAAGTGAGGGGATGCTAATTAATGCGGAATGCTGGAGTTTATATTACCAACCACCTTAATAAAACTATAGAATTACCAGTTGCACCATCAGAGATGACTATCAAAAAGACGACTGATGACAAAAAGGAAACTGTAGTTAAGCTGGGAGAAGTTAATAGAATTGGGGATAATAAGCTAATTGATTTTAGTATCAATGTAATTATTCCTATAGATATTAAGCACTGCCACTACTTAACTGCTAAAAATACCTTATCTAACGGTAATAAATATATTTCTTTTCTAAATAACATCTATAAATCTAAAAAGCCTTGCCGGGTAGTTTTAACTACTACCTCTATATCGGTAAGGGCCACACTCAACTTTGAATATGGTTTTAAAGATGGTTATGCCAAAGAGTACGCTTGTACGCTAACCTTTACTGAATTTAAGAAGTTTAAAGCTAAAAAGCTCAAAACTACTGGTAAAAAGAAAAAGGTTGCTAAAAAAGGCAAATCCAGGAAAAAGCCATCTCACAAAAAAAGCCGTGGCTCAAAAGTTAAAATTAATAATAAAAAACATAAAAACGTTACTGGTAGAATCGTTGGTAAACGAGGCGGTACAGGTGTTGGCAGTGTGGCCAATAATATAAAAGTGGGGAATGGCAAAAGTGCCATGAGGAAAAAATTAGCCAGTAAGTCTTACTTGATTAAGCATGACAATAATTTACAACCTCAATATTTTTTTAGAAAAGAAAATCAACCACACTATAAACATCCGATTAAAGTACCTAGTGGTTCGATTGGATTTATTAAACCAACCGATATTTTTAATAATAAGACCGCTAAAGCCCCTCAATCTCCTCATAGCATCCCTAAGTCTAAACCTAAAGAGAATAATAAATCTTTGCCAAAGTTTCCTAAGATTAATGCTTTTGGAGGTTAAACCATGATTACTACATTTACATGTAAAAAAAGAAATTCTAGTAAGGTTTGGGACATTAGGGAACTTGCTTACAACGTTAAGTGGGAAACTACTACTAACTTTGCAGCAGGGACTTTAACCTTTAACCTTTTAGAAGTGCAAGAGGGCTTTGTGATTAGAAATGGGGATGTAATTTGCTTAAAGTGGAACAAAAAGAAGATTTTTTATGGCTATGTATTTAAGTATGAATATAGTAGCGATGAAACATTTAGCGTTACTGCTTACGATGCTTTACGCTATTTTAAAAATCAAGATAGCTTAGTAATGCCTATCTCTACCGTTTCACAAAGGTTTGAAAAAGTAGCAAAAATGGCAGGCGTTAAATTTAAAACGGTGGCCACATCAAGCGAAAAACTAAAAGCCGAAGTTTGCGATAATAAAAGTTATTTTGACATGTTGAGCGGAGCGATTGCTAAAACCAAACGAGCTACTAATAAACATTTTTATCTATACGCTAATTACAACGTTGTAGAGCTTAGGAAATTTCCTTACAAGCAGTTAAAGCTAGTTATAGGGGATAAGAGCCTAATGGAGAGTTTTAACTTATCCAGGTCAATAGAAAATACAGCTAATGTGGTTAGAATCATTAAAGACAGCAAAAAGAAAAAAGGTCGTAGTAGTGCCACTGCTCAAAGTTCGCCGAGTTCAATTAAAAAGCTAGGTAGACTAACTTATATTGAAAAAGCTAAAGAGAAAGCAAATCCGGCACAGATTAAAGCTAGGGCCAAGCAATTACTCAAGCAAAAAAGTAAGGAAGAGAACACTTTGAAAGTTACCGCAGTAGGTCATACCGATTTGGTCGCTGGAAATGCTTGCATCATTAAAAGCCAAAGCTTGAAAGAAGTGGGCTTAGGTACTAAATCCTTATTAATCACTAAAAGCACACACCATTTTAACGATAGAGATTATACGGTAGATTTGGAGTTGAATGTATAGTGGCAGGAGAATACCTTTTAAAACAATTTAATAAGCGTGGTGGCCACGCTAGTGAATATTCTGATGTAGTTTTTGGGAAAGTAGTTAGTAAAAGTCCTTTAAAAATTGAAGTTAGTAACACACTAATTTTAACCGAAGATTTTTTAACTTTAGGGCGTAATGTAACTGACCATAAAGAAAAAATTAGTATCGTTAAAGATTCCGACAAAATGATAATAAATAAGCCGGAAGATAAAACTAAAGATATTGAGATTATGGTTAAACAGCATTTAGAAGAGGGGGATGCTGTTGCAATGATTAGAAAAGATGGAGGCCAGGAATTTTATGTATTTGAAAAGTTAGGAGATGATTAGGTGGATGCAGCTGAAAGCGTTGAAGAAGTTCAAGACGATGGCTTACAAGACGATTTAGGGGATGACTATGAAGAAGTAACCTTACCATCAAAAACTTATAGAGTTAAAAATAACCGTATCATTAGCTTTACTGATGGATATAATGCCATGCTACAAGCCATTGACAAGGCACTACAAACGGAGCGCTTTGTATGGTTAATCTACAATGAAGATTATGGCAATGACATTCAAGATTTAGTAGGCAAAGACTTTGAATACATTAAGGTAGAAGTGGCCAGAATGATAGATGAGTGTTTGTTATCTGATGATAGGGTTATCAGTACGGACATCGACAATATCACTAAGGTTGATAAAGATAGCATTCTGATTGAGGGAACTTGTGAAACCATTTTTGGACCAGTCGACATAAGAAAGGAGGAAAACCTAAGTGGCTAACTATGTTACTGTACAAGACTTGATAGATGACCTATTAAGTCGAGATTTTGACTACTACATGGATAGTATGCTAGATAACGTGCCAGATGATTTAGATAAGCGGCAGGGTTCAATTATCTATGATGCTCTAGCGCCAGCAGCACAACAACAAGCCGAAGATAATTTGATATTATCAGAGTATATTAAGCAGTCTTATACCATTAGTGCCGAGGGCGAGTTCTTAGACCTAAAAGGATTTGAAAAAGGTAAATCCAGGGATGTAGCTACTAATGCAGTGGTTACAGCTAAATTTTTAGATACAGACGGAAAAGCAATTAATAATGTAGCGGTAGGGGATAGGTTTGCCTCCTTAGGAGATGAGCCTATTTTTTATACCGTCATTAAGATAAATAGCGATTTAACCGGTTTAATTAGTGCGGAAATAGCTGGAACTAATCCTAATGGTTATATAGGTCAGATATTGCCAGTTACACCAAACGATAGTCTTTCGTGGGCTGAAATAACTGAAATATCTATACCAGCTAGGGATGATGAAACTGATGATGTGTATAGGGATAGGATTTTAGCCAGCGATGATTATACCGCTTACGGTGGTAACATTGCCGATTATCAAGACATGCTTAAAAATATTAAATCAGTCGGTAAGGGCCAAGTCTATTCTGCCTGGCAAGGTGGGGGAACTGTAAAATTAGTTATTTTAGATAACTCAAATAATGCAGCCTCAAAAGAGCTACTGAATGAAGTTAAAGAAACCATTGATCCAGTAAATCAAACTAGCAGCGGTTACGGTCTAGCACCAATAGGGGACAATGTAACAGTAGTAGCCCCTAGCGTTGTAGACGTTGATATAGATATGAGTATCACTACTGATGATATTAATATCAACCCTAATGATTTACGCTATAACATTCAAAATGCTATAAATAGCTACATTAAGAAACAAGTTAGCACTAAGTGGGATGTTATCGACAAAGATACTTATAGCGGCTATCACTTAACTTTATATCGTTCACAGATTTTAGCCGAAGTATTAAAAGTAGAACATGTAATTAATGCTAGCATTCCAAAGATTAATGGCGCTGATAGTGATTTAATCCTTAAATATGATAATGACACATCAGAATTACCAGTTTTAAGGGATGTGAATTTAAGCAATGAATGATTTAAAGAATAACTTGCCGGATTATTATGATGATGTTGTAGAAATGAATGTAATTATTAATGCCGAGCAACCAATTTATGATGATAAAGCTGATTATGTAGATAATATTTTCGCTAATTTATTTGTGAAAACCGCAGATAGTCAAGGGTTAAGCATTTTAGAGCATGAATATAGTTTAAGAGTGGATAGGGATGCGGATTTAGATACCAGGCGATATAACATTCTATTACGGTTATTACCACCCCACCCGATTACACTTAGATATTTTAAACAATTATTGAGTTCTTTTAATATTCCAGTTCGCTTAGATGTAGATAGCGTTAAATCACTAGCTAATGCGATTGATGACACTAACAGTTTAAGAGATGACCAAATTTACAGGCTAAGATATTTAATGAATAAGATGTTACCAGCTAGATTAGCTAAACAAATATCTCTACTAGATAAAGCTAAATCATATCATCATGAAAGCATTGGAAGTAAAGCTATCTCAATGGTTACAAATATATCTAATCCTAAACTAAGCACTATCAATAATAGTAATTTAAATATGTATATTGGCACTAAACACATCCAAAGAAGTAAAGCAATTTCAAAAATGAAAGGCAGTGATTAAATGTCTAGTTATAAAGACACGATTTTAACACAGCGTGGTAGCTCAATAGCCAGCGATGCCGCTAAGGGTAAGTTGCAATTCACAATTACCAGAACTGTAGCATCTAATGCTGATTTTAGCAGCTATAACGATGATAATTTAGCAGCATTGACTAAATTACCTAATGAGATTCAAAACGGAAGTATCGTTGATGAATTAGACGATACCGACCAGCAAGGCACAACTGGTACACAAGTTAGATTTACTAACACTAATGTTAAGACCGCTTTTAAAATCAATGCAGTTGGTTTATATGCAAAGATTAACGGGGATGATACCGAGTATCTATATTCAATCACTTTAGCTGATAGTCCTTACTATATGAACGATTACTCTAACAAAGTGTATAACCAATTTGATTTAATTATCTATGTAGTAGTTGGCGATAAAGCTAATTTAAACTTAAATATTAATCCAGATAACTTTGTTACAGTAGCGTATCTTAATAGAAATTTTGCAACTAAAGAAGATGTTGCAAAATCTATACAAGTAGCTAATAAGTATACTGATAATCATATGCCAAAATTACCAAAGGAAGTTGTAATTGCTACTAAACCAGAATCACCATCACTAGAAATTAAAACTAATGACTCAAGTGTAGATTACACAATTACACCCGGACTGTATTTTGGACGTGCCGAAATTGAAAAATTTGTCCTCTATTATAAAAAGCACACTGATACCGACTATAGTCATATTGATGTAGATATACACCAGCTAAGTGGCAGCTTAGAGTTACAAGGTGGAAATCAATATGATTTCTATGCAACCGCAGTCAACCAAAGCTATGAGAGTGACGGTAGCGCTGCACAATCATATATACTAGGAAAAGTGCCTTATAACGTTAAATTAAGCTATAAAGTTGATGTATCAAGCAAAACTATAAACTACACTATTACTGCTGACAGCAACGCTGACACACCGGTAACTAACTATAGGCTCATGTTTAAAGACACGAACGATGCTAACTGGAAGTGGAACGATATCAAAGAAAACAACTACAAAATAGATGGTTGCACGTTAGGACACACCTACTTGCTAAAAGCAATCGCTTTTAATGCGGTTGGCGAAAGCAATGTTACTGATATGCAAACAGTTACTGTAGGTAACGTTTTATCCGCTCCACAACTAAATTTAAGTTTCAATGGAAGTTTAAACTATCAAATCACGCCTGCTGATGATAGTAGTAATCCACTCAAATTAAACTACTACACAATCTACTATAAGCGTGAAAGTGATATGGATTGGCAAACTTTTAGGACAACTAATTTAACAGGCACTATTCCTAATGCTGAAATTGGGCAAACGTATCTATCACAAGTTTCTGCAAGCAATTCGGTAGGAGAAAGCCAAAAATCAAATGTAGTTTCGATTAAAATGATAGATACATCTAAGATAGATAGCTTACTAACTTTTAAAACAGACCAACCGCAAGATGTAACATCTATTTCTTATACAGTTAATCAGTCTCTTCTAGGCTTTTATAAAACGAAAGTAGCTAGCATAACTGTATGGCAACACTATGGTAATACTCATAGTCCTAGTGACGTATCCAGCTCAACTGTACTAAATTCATCAAGAGTCAATTTGCAAAGCGGAAACGGTACTTTAAGACTAATGAGTGGAAATGCATATGGTGCATACGGTAAGTATGGTTGTTACCTATATGTCTATGCCAAGTTAATAGATGGTTCTGCAGATGAATTTGTAAAATTTTAAAGGAGTGATTATTTTTGAATTATTATATTTTAGATACGCAGACTATCCCAGATGTTAATCATAGACTGTTTACCGATGAGATAGTTATAGGCGGTGACACTTTCTGCTACTGGAAAATTTTAAATTTGCGAACAAATGAAGTCATTATAGACGATAGCTCAATGATAGTCTTGAAACTTAAACAAGCAGTGGATGATAATGGAGATTTACAAAAAATCAATGCTGATTTAATGGGAAAAAATGCTACTAATCAAGTGATAATGAGCAAAATAATGTCGGACAATGCTCAAAATAAAATGATGATTAGTAAAATAATGTCAGAAAATGCTCAAAATAAAATTAAAGGTGGTAACTAAAAGTGGATTTTTACGAAAAATGGATAATTAACAACTATAAACTTTTTACAGATGAAATTTTGCAAGTGTTTTTGCAAACAGGAGATTTATCACAGGATGGATATAATCAAATTAAAGATAAAATAAAAGCAGAAAAGCAAATCGAAGAACAAAATAAAAATACTACTGATGAACCGGATAACCAAGCCGATAATCAGTAGTATTTTTTATGTAAATTTATTTAAAGGAGGCTTTAGCCAATTAGTATATGAATTTTGTAGAAAGCGTTTTAGTCTATTTATTTGATGCTAACGGAATGCACTTGATCCAGTGGTACTTAATATTATTAGCGATTGATGTTGTGATTGGCTCAATCAATAGCATTGTAAAATCAAAGTTTAAATCCAGGTCATATCTATATGGAATACTAAGGAAATTTGGTGCTATTTTATTAATACCTTTGGCCAATATGATAGATGATTTATTTTTAAACTACATGCATATTCCGCTAAGTATTGATATATCTGATATGTACACAATGGCGGTGCTTTTGTATGAGGCTAGTAGTATAGTTGAGAATTTTAGAATGATGGGGATTTTCACTGGAAATTTAGGTGCTATCTTAGATAAGGCTAGAACGTATATAAAGAATGAAGATGAAAAGAGTAGTAAAAAATGAAAAATGTTTTATTAGATATAATCACTGTTTTAGGTTTTAGTGCAATCTGCTTAATGTTAGCTTTCATGCTGAGAAAATTAAGCGAGTATTTAGTTATTAAATCTAAATCAGCTAAAAGCGAGCAAGAACGCAATAGAGCCATTAAATTAAGCAATACTTGTAAATATTTGTCTGATGTATCTTATAACTTATCAGCACATGTAGAGCAGTATGATGCTGGCGGTGCTGCTAAAAAGGAAAAAGCATTAAATAGTTTAGTAGATATTGCTAACCAGCATGGTATTACTATTACTAACAATGAGGCTAGTGGACTAATAGAAAACGCTGTAACGCTTTTAAAAAACAATGGCGGGGAAATACACCATAATGAAATTAAAGCAACTAAAGATGTAAAAATTAGCGCACAAAGGAGCTATGAAAATGGTTAGAAGAAGAGCTGATATATCAGTATGGCAATCAGATAGCGTTGCCTTTATGAAAGATTTAAAGACTAGATATGGCGTAGATATGCTTTCGGTACAAGTTTCATATGGTAATCCAGCATATGATAATAAAAAAGCCGGCAACCAAATAGCAGCAGGCTTTAAAGTCTTTGACGAGGTCGGCGCTTATCATTTTTATTTGGGGAATCCAGCAGAGGCCAAGCATTTTATTAGCCGTGTAGAATCTTTAGGCTTTGATAAGTCCACCGAGCTAATGATGGACGTTGAGGGTTCTTTAAGTGGTAATTTAACCGCACAAATAAATGAATTTTTGGATTACTGCTACAGTAAGGGGTATCACAATCTAGCAGTGTATTACAATGAAAGTTTTGGCCTAACCAGAGTAAATAGTGCTAAACTACACCATAATCCTAAGTTATGGATAGCTAAATATAGTAGCGTTAAACCGGCTTGTGATTATGATATATGGCAATATACACAAACCGCTTATACACCATATGGCGATGTAGATTTATCTTTTGATTATTCAAAGCCTTTTAAACCAATTAAAAGCGATAAACCAGATGAATATTATTCAGATGGTACACTTTTTAAAATCACTGCTAAAGTAATACCAATGTATCATGACGATAAATTGACTGATAAAAGAAAAGTAAAATTAGGCAAGGGTTCGGTATTATATGCAACACCTATCAAAGTTGGTAAAAATAAACAAGGAACTACCGTATACCGTTTAAAAACCGCCATTGGTTACATGACTGCCAACAAAAAATGGATTGATAAAGTTAAATAATGTTAAAATAAATCATGATATAAACATAGTAAAAGTTGTATCATGTTATCACTTAAAAATGCTATCGGCTCTTTTGAGCTGATAGCATTTTTTTAATTTATAGTAAAAATTATAGAACATATAATAATTGATATTTTTAAAGTATTATAATACACCACTATAAAAATATCCTTCTTGAATGAATGATTTTTTGTCAAATAAGTTTTACAATTTTATTTTTTTGATTTTTAAGATATAATTATTGGTGCTTTTAATCATAATACGAATAGGAGGAATAGAATGAGTGAAAGCGAAAAAAAACAAATAAACGAATACATTTACTTTGACGACCAAGAAATAAGTTCCATCTTAGCTCAAATTAAAAATGGCTATCCGTCAAAATTAACTTCTACCGTTGGAGACAGTAAAACTAATAAAAAAGGCCATTCAGTAAGTACAGATACAAAAGGCAGTGCTAAATTAAAAATACCTCTAACATCTGAAGGTCAAATACAATCAGGTATATCCGGAAAACATGAACATATAGTAGGTAATTCTAATTTAAATCAAAGTGCAGTAGATTCTGTATATGAAGACTATGCTCTAAATGTTATTGAAAATGAACTTAACGATAGATTGTTAGACAATATTAGAAATAGAAAAATAAAGGAAGGGGCATTAGTTAAATTTAGATCGCAGTTTAACATTTTAGATTTAAAAAAATTAAAAGATTTATATAACAGTGAAGCATTTTTAAATGTTTCTATATCTGAAGATAAAAGTTTAAAAGAAGTTGAACAGGATAAAAAGCGTACAGAAAACCTGAAAAATTTAATCACTGTATTAAACATAGTCTATTCTGATTCTGCTTTGTTAAAAGCAGACAACTCAATAATAATTGCAAAAGATCAAAAAATGAGAATGAGTCACAGTCAGTTACCAATGATAAACTTTACAAATAGAAAAATGACAATATTTGGAAGAGTAGAATCTATAGTTGACATAAATAGTCAAGAAATAGATGACTTACTCAAAAATATATCAGGGATAGAAAATATGATGCCTAACCTTAGCCTTACTTTGCTAAATGATTTATTTAAAATAGAAAAAGGCAATAGGTTAATTAAACCCATTGCCATTTACTTTACTTAAACATAGATAAAATTTTTTCATTTTTAGCTTTATGTTTTTGATAATCGTTTTCCATATCTTTTTGAGCTTTTTCGCCATCATTGATGGATTTTGAGATGCTGTTTATAAATTTTTTATTAAGATTAGTTTGTTTTTTAACCTTGCTAAATATATGATTAAATTTCATTATAAACACCTCTGTTCAAAAAGTATATAGCATGCACATTTCACTGAACATTATCTAATTAAAATGTTAAAAAGTCAAATAATAAATATATTATTCACAATAATCCTATTGGCTATATAAAATAGCTTATAGGATTATTTTATTCTTAAAACTAAATGCAAATTTTTAACTCTAAAAAGTATTTCTAGCAAAGTTTAGTTGCGCTGATACCATAAAAGATGCAGCAAAACTATCAAAATCTATTTTTTTATTTTTTGTAGGTAAATTCCATGATATAAACAACAATATACTTATTTCCGAGATTTTTTTTAAAATCTTTTCCTGCATACTCAATTATGCATATTTTGTTTTCATCTCTAAATATTTTTACATTAAAAAAATCTTTTTTTAAAACTTTTATAAAGTAATTAAATTCTTTTTTTAATTTATTTTACATATTTTCAGCATAATTCATATTTATATCTCCTTTAAATTTCCTTTAACATATTTTCTAACTTAGCTTTTTTCTCTAAATCTATATTATTATCCGGTACATATACATAATCATCTTTAGCCCATTCAGGTAGTTCTTCATGAATGTGTTTTTGACCATTGTTAAACTTCACTTGATGCATTTTAGGCTTTACAACTTGGGTAGTTTCTAATCCGAAAGATTGAGTGAAATAAGTCTTTAAAGCGTTAGTTACGTATCCAGCATAGTTACTTTTGGGTAAATTTAAAGCGTATGAAAAGATATGGTCTAGTTGTTTAGCCAGTCCATTTTTTATATTTAGATTGGATTCAAATTGTGTAATCTCACTTTTAGCAATTTGATTCTGTTTAGCTACAACATTACGTGCATTTAAAATTAAACGTACGATATGTTTACACTTTTCAACGTTGTTATTACAGAATTTTTGAATAGCTTGAATGGAACTAAAAGTTAAACCTAACTTCTGTTGCGTTGCTTGACTCCATTGTTTAACTTT